CTACTGGTGCTGCAACTGTCTCTGGAGTATTCTCCACAGCTGTCTCGCTTTCTGTTGGTTGGATTTCTTCTACTGCTTCTGGAGTATCCTCAGCAGCGACATCAATAACTTGAGCAGACTTAAAAGCTGGCTCAGTTACTAATGAAACTTCAAATAGGCGAGCGTCAGATACATGCATAACGCCAGCCTTCATCTTTGATTTAATTACTTCAACGCCTACAGATAGACCAGACTGCAATCCTTCTTCTGCAAGGATTAGTGCTTCTGTGCCTCTGTTGCTACGACTAATCTTGAAGCTGGCATAGACTCCTGTTTCATCTGTTGTGAAACTGGTTGCCTTTCCTAAAGGTTGCTTCATATCGTGTTGATTTAATAATTTTACAGTTTTAGGATCTTCTGGAAGTTGAATCGCATTGCGCTCAAATAAAACTTTGCCAGCAGATGTATTCCCTATTTCTCCTGTTCCTGCTGGAGCGATCTTGCCAGAGATTGTTCTTTCTTCAACATTGGCAGTTATCTCGGCAGAGAATGTAAGGATGTTGTTTTCCATTATTCGATTCCTTCACTTCCGTTTGGTGTTAAATCTTCCATCTCCATAGCCTGTTCAACTGTAATTAGGCCAAGAGAAAGCATCTTTTCTATTACTAATAGTCTTTCCATTGGATCAGTCTTTAGGAAAGATGAGTCAACATCAAAGCGCACAGAATTTCCTCTGGCGGTTATGTCATCCATGCTGAGCCTGTGAGAAATTGCATTTACATAAGGAGCGACACTAAATGAGAAAAATTGTTTTCTTTCATCTAGAACATTTGAATAAGTTAACGAGTTATTGGCTTCCGCACTTAGCAGATAAGCAGGGATGTTGCACAGACGAGCAATCTCTGTTGCTAAGAATTGTTGTGCTTCATCATACATCATGTCTTTAGGTGAGAATGAAGAAGGAAGCCACTCAAGAGTGGAAGTCAAGTACGCCGTTGACCTGTTATTTCTGGCGTTTTTCCAAGCTGCTAACAATCCTGAAACTTCTTTTGGATCTAAATCTGCACCGTTATTTTTTAATACTCCAGAAGGCATTGGAGTTGATGCTGCAATTACTGCTGCTTTGCGAAGATCAATCGCAGCTCTAATTGTTTCTGATCCGCGCTCTAAGATACCTTCATCAAATGCTTGAAAGGTGACGATACTACCCAAACCTGACATAGGTACGGCAACCGCATCAATAAAATACTCAGTGATTGTCATTCCGTAAAGATCAGTATTAAAAGTTACTTTAACATTTGGAATCCATTGGAAGCGAGAAGGCCTCGAATCCTCTGCACTAATTTCTGTTACTTGCCAGTAAGCCACGCCGTACATAAGTAAGGAATCTACAGTCCATGCCATAGTTACAGAACGAGGCTGATTAATTGCTGGTTGATTTACCCAAATTGGATTATCTAATTCTTCACCAGTTGAATTACGATACAAATTTAATGGGAGATCGGCAACTACAGAACTTAAAAGGTTTCTGCATCTAGCAATCGATGGAACAGACATAGCCTCGTTGCGTTGAACGCGTGGCATGACATAGTTAAATAGCGAGTTAAGATTCTCGCCCATAATTGTTGGAGCGTACTGCGCTAAAAGCGAGTTGCTTTTCTTAGGCGCTTCTGATCTGCTAAAGATACCCATAGACATAAAGGGTACCATTTGTCAAGTAATTAGACAAACTCTGTCGGCGTGTCTAAATGTAAATTTGTGGCTTAGGTTGAGGCAGCATTAACTTGCTGACACACATTGCTAATCCAATCGGCGCGCTTATGTCTCCGCTGCTGCGCCTTTTTATGATACGCCATGCGGAGTCATTGGTTTTTGCAGCTGTGTTTTGAAATTGCTCAATAAGCTCTTTCATCCCATTGTGAACCACTCTGAGGTTAGTTAATCCTTCAAGTAAATCTCCACAGGCTTTATAGAACTGCTGGCCTGATACATCTTCCACGATTACGCCGGAATTGGAGAGTCTGTCCGCAATTGTTTGTGTGGCGTACTTGTCAAAACAGACAAGTCTTGGTTTATAGAGATCAACCCATGATTTAATCGATGCCGCCATCTTGAGTTCATCAATAGCAACCTGAGAGCTGTAAGTCTCTAAGATCCCGATGCCAATCCTTCCATCTGGCAGAAGTTGTCCTGCGACTAGTGATCCGTTTCGCCTTGAAGGACTGACATCGAAACCAAACACAGTATAAGCCCCTACAGTCATTTCCAGTGTGCTATCTGAACTGTTTTCAAGGATCTCTGTGCTGAAAGGACAATTTAGAGCGCTTATCCATTGGCAAAGCGTTTCCGTTCGAGCTGCATCTGGTGTTGATGATGCAATCGTTTCCTCAATGGCCTCGACCGAAATTAAATAGCCCATTGATGGATTTGCAAGCGCCCATGCATTTCTATCCCAGATGTCGCAAAAATCTGGTGCCGAATATTCGTAATAACCTAAACTCTTAGGTGGATAACTTTTGCAAGCCGCGTGTAGGGAATTAAGCACTGAGGAATAAGCATCACCGGCATTGCTAGTAAATAAGCGCTGACTATTCATCCTTGCAAGCGTTACGCTTTTCGCGGCGTCCATCGCAGCTTCTGAGACTTCGCGTAATTCATCAATCCATAAGAAGTCCGCTGTTCTACCACGCGCTCCATCGGATGTCGCAGCGGCTACTTCTAACTGGGCTCCATTAGCCAAAATGATTCGCTCATCTCCGTTAGTTCTGCGAATACCCTTCTTAGGATCTCCATCTTTAAGCTGCGCTCTCATCCAATCATTACGCTCGATGATGTCTGCCATTATGTTAAAGGACTTCATAGCCATAGCTCTATTTGATGACATAATCAAGATGTCTTTTTCACCAAACATAAATAACCCTGCTAAACAGCGCATCCGAGCAAGATGTGATTTTCCGGATTGCCTTGCAATCAATAGAAGGTTGGTCTTACGAATAAACATGGATTTCTTGTCCACTGTACACATGTCATTAAGGATTATCTTTTGCCATTCGAGTAAAGGCTGACCAATACGCTCTGCAAGCTCTGCTACCTGTGTGCCTTTAGTTTCGCCCTTTAGCCAAGGACTGTGAAGCCTTGGTTTCAGCGCCCCCCGCAGTGGCTTGGATCTTTTGGTCTTAGTTGTCATGTAATCGGCTTAGGTCGGATCTTAAATGGACTATCCAGCATCGTTTTTGACCGTGTCAGGGAGAGATGCTCCGCAAGAGCAAGGGGGGTAGCACTCCGAGCTAAAAAAACGGCATCTGAGCTTGATCCCTTTAACTGATTGCACTTGGCACAACAGGCCACTAAATTCTCAAGCTCATGGCCACCACCTTTTGCGCGACTAATAACATGGTCAACCTGTGTTGCTTCTTCTCCACAATACTGACAGATGTAACCATCACGCTTTAAGACTCTTAAGCGTTGGTTCTTCCATCGTTGTGTACCTAGCTCACGATGTGATACATCTCTACTCAATGCCAACCCTTATCTTTCCAATGCTTCCATGCTTTGCAAGCTGATCCATCATACCTTGCATCTAAGTATCTCATGTGTAACTGGATCTGTTGCATAGGGTTCATGTCTTTAGCAATAGGGTTCTTGATTTGTAATAATCCATAAACATAGCTCTTACTAGGACTAGATAGATTACCAATAGCCTTATGATTCCATGCTGATTCTTTACTGATCAGTAACTTAATACACTTAGCCTCTGGCTTTGACATAGTGGCATTTATGTATTTACGAGGATCATTTATGAAGGCATCTATTTGCCCAGTATTAGCATCATACATTGGTGATAATAGAGTTATCCCAATAGCGATGGCTACCGAGCGAGCTATCCGCAAGCGGCTCGCTCTGTGCCCCTTATGGGCACTAGCCCTGAGAGTATCAGATGTGTCTATCATGTTTTGACTCCTTACGGGTAAAAGTGCTGGTCAGAGCCTTAATTGGCTCCCCCTTGCGTTGGGCGTGTCGCTAGTCTTTGCCCCATCCTTTGCCCTTAAAGTGAATTGGATTAGCCGTAATTAT